AGGAACGGGCCGCTTCCGTAGTTGACTCCCTCGGACGAGTCGGACCCTTGGTCGCCGACCGTCCCCGAGGTGCCGCTGCCAGCCAGTGCCCAAAGCCCGGACCCGTCGTTAGCGTAGCGGTCTCGCAGGAAAACGTAACCCGTTGTGCCTGCGGGGATTAGTCCAATTATACCACCCGATCTCGTTTTTATCCGAACATCCTCGTCACTTCCATTAGAAATAATGAAGATTGGCCCGCCTTCCGTGAAGTCGGGGCCGTCCGGGAGGTGCATGTTGAGCGTCCCAGAGCCTCCAGCACCGCCGCCGGGACCGGGACCGCCGCCGCCGGGTCCGGCACCGCCGCCGGGTCCGGCACCGCCGCCGCCACCACCGCCTCCAGAGGATACAACCCGGACAAACCTGCGGTATTTGGACCCCAGATAGTGGGGCCGCGCCACCTGATCCTCCACGATGTAGGTGGAGCCTCCGAAGAATTGACGTTCGGTCAGCATGTCAGTTGCTAAGAACGACCCAGATGTTGCCAGCCGGCGTCAGGTCGGGGTTGTAGTAGCACATGACCGAGCGAAGCTCGCTACCGCCAGCGGGCAGCGTATCGAGGTTGCCCGAGACCTTGTCATGGATCTCCAGGGAGTTGTTCGCGCTGGTATTGTGTACGTAGAAGTGTGGGCCGCCAGGCTGCACCGTGTTGGCGTCCGGCAGCATGACCCGCTCGCCTGCGCTGGTGAAGTTGATGGTGTTGTAGCGACCCTGCTGTGCACTCAGAAGGATGGTGGTCGACGCGCCATTGGTGTCGGTGCCCGGGCCCGAGTAAGTGAAGCTGCCGCCGAACCAGAACTCGTCAGAAGCCACCCCTCCCTCAAGGATCTCGGCGATACCGATCGCCGGGATTCGGCCGTACTTGAACTCCTGGAAAGCCACCTCGATGGCCTTGTCCGCGTCAGCCTCGAACCGCACGGGCGTGTGGAACTCGAACCCCGCAGTCACATTCTGATCCAGCCCGGGCGCCGTAGCCAGCGTCACAATGCCGGTGCTGTAGTCAACCGTGTAGTCGCTGGCGGCCACCTGTGAGGTGGTGCCACCGGTAGACAGCCCGATGAGGACGGGGTTCTCGCCGTCGATCGGCTTAGTAATCTTCCTCACGTACTCGTGGTTGCCGTCCACGTAAGTCTTGATTAGCTGGAACGACTGCGTAGTGCCGTCGCCGGTGCCGATCACCTGGTCCGTGTGCGAGATCTGCGTGTTGGGGTCGCAGGGGTCAGCGTCCGTGGACAGGTGGTCCAGGGGGTCCTTGAACCTGAACCCGTAAAGGGCACCGCGTCGCGCCAGGTGGAACGCCTTGAGTTCCAGAAGCTGTTCTGGGTCAAGGATGCCCGTGGAAACGTCGCCGACGTGTTGGGGCATCTCACGGCGAGCCACGCGCTGCTCTGCGCCGGACTTGCTGGTGAGGATGGCTGTCTGAAAACCCCACCCGAAGGTCGAGTCGACGGCGATCTGCGAGGGAAAGATAGCGTCGTCGTGGAAACCCATAGTATTATCTTCTGTTGAATCGCGCCATACGGCGCTCGCGTTGGCGATCGGTCAGTCCGAACGTGTCCTCAGGGGTGGACAGGTTGAAGTTCTGGACAGTGGTGTTGTTGGTGGTGTTTACGGTACTGTTTCCGCCGACCGAACCGCCGGTCATCCGGACGCCGAGGCGGCCGGAGCCGTCCCGGTCGAGCGGCAGGATGGCCTCGGAGGACCCGCCCTCGCGGAGGGTGTTGAGGGAGCCGTCGGCCCCGCGGAACGCCGCCGGGATGCTGCCGATCTTCGGGAGCTGGTCCAGGTAAGGCACGCCGCCGCGGTAATACTGGTTGTCGACGGTGCCGTTCGTGAACACGTTGCCCCGGTAGCTGCCGACGCCCGGCGCGATGCCTCCCCCGATGATGCTGCCCAGCCCGCCGGCGCCGCCGAAGAGCGGACCAAGAGCCTTGAAGATCTGGGCCTGCACGATGGCGGCCAGCAGCTGGTTGACGAAACCAAGCATGGCCTCCTCCGCAGTCTTGGCGCCAAGGGCAACGTCCGTAAGTCCTTTTGCCAGCTGCTGTTGCTGCTGCTGAACAGCGGCGTCGATCTGCTGCTGCTTGTTGTAGTCCTCCAGCGCGACCTGGGCCTCGCGGCGCTTGACGATCTCCTCGTCCAGGGTAGTGATCTGATCCTGGCTGAGCACCAGGTTGTTGTCGCGGATAGCGCGGTTGCGCTCTTCTTCCACAGACAGCTCGGAGATCAGGCCAGCCTGAATCTTGATGGCCTCGGTCTGCTCTCGGAAGCTAGTCAGGAACTCGCCGAAGTCGCCAACCTTAGTGGTCTCCTTGGCGGTCTGGTTCAGCGCAGCCAAGCTCGCATTGGCCGCATCTGCCTTACCCTCCAGCTCAGCGAGCTGGTCGATGAACGCCTGGTCTTCCCCACGTCCCTGGTCTTGGGCAGCGAACAAGGCCCTGGACTGGGGGGACAGCTGGCCGCCATCCTCGACCTGCTTCTCCAAGCGCTCGACCTCCTTCGTTCGCTCCGCGATGAAGCTATCGCCCTCAGCGTTGAACAGCTCGTCCTTCAGTTCCCGGTTCTTAAGGATAGCGGCGGCGAGCCTGTCGAGGTACTTGTCGAACTGGCTGTTGTTTTCTTTCAGCCCCGTATCGAGCAGAAGCTGACGTGCAGCCTCCACGGCGGACAACTGGTCAGTTGCGTCCTTGATGCCGCGGATCTCGTTGATCTGCTCCCGAAGGCTCTCGTTCTGCTTGACGATACCTTCGACCTCCTTGCCGGCCGCAGCAATCCTGCGCTGGCGAGCGATCTCGGTGAACGACGCGGAGAGTGCCGCGGTGAGCGCCAGCAGCGTGGCGCTGTCCTTGATCTGGACCTTTGACAGCTCTCGAGCGACTTGCGCCCTAACACGCTCCTGCTCAGTCAGCTCGGTGGCGATGCCCAGCCTTCGACGAAGCTCGTCGTTAGCGGCGACCTCGTCGTTCACGCGGGCGCCGATCCTGGCCTCTAGGCGGGCTGCCTGTTCGGCGTCCTTCTTGGTCGCGGCCAAGTTGCGCTCGGAGATGGCCAGGGCAAACTTCGCCAAGACGTTCGACTTGACCTGGTCGCCAATAATCTGCCGCGTAACCTCCCCTGTCTCACTGACGGCGTACAGCGTCTCGCCCTTAGCCTCAGCGACCTGGCGCTCAAGGTCGATTAGGGCAAGCTCACGCTGCTTCTCCAGCTCGCCCAGACCGGCCAGGCGCTTGGCGGTGATAAGCTCCTCCTGTGCCGTGGCGTCTTGCTCCTCGCCCAGCTTGATGAGCTTGGCCCTAATGTCGCCCTGACGGGTAAGCTCCTGCTCACGCTTGACGGCATCAGCGGATGTCTTAGTGGCCAGCTTCCTGGCGGTGTCGAACAACTCCTCGAGCTTCTTGACCTCAGGGTCGATGGACCTGACCGGTACGATTTCCAGGGTGCCCGTGCTGGCACGGATAGTCTCCACAAGTTCCACGACCTGCTTGTCGAGGGTGAACCCGCCCTTAGCCCCAATCAGCGTGGGCGTAATGCCGACCTCGAGCGCCTGTCGCCTAGCGCCGCCCGCGGGGAACACCTCAGACACCGCGTTAGCAATCGCCTCGTTTACGTTCTGGGGAAGGTCCTCGACGTCGATGTCGAGATCGGCGGCGACTTCAAGCCTAAGCACCTGAGCGGCTGCGTCCTGGACGCGCCCGGTCAGCCTGGCCAGGGTGGCGTCGGCGTCCTCGACTTCGCGAAGGTCGATGGGAGCCAGCACGCTGCCGCCTTGAATGTCCCGGAGGACCTTGGCAGCACGCTCAGCACGGCGCTCAACCCGCTCAATCTGCTTGACCTGCCTATCAGGGTCGTTCAGGATGGCAAGGTCAAGGGACCGCTCAAGGTCGTCCGCTGCGATCCCGAGTTCAGCAATAAGATCTCTTACCTGCTTAAGCGCTTCGGCGTCCCCAGAGGCTTCTGCGACCTTGGTCAGTGCGAAGGCCACTCCGTTGATTCCAAAAGCAGCCCCCCGCCCGTCGGCGTTTAGGAGGTCGAACAGCTCAGTGCCAAGTACCGCGCTGTCACGGTTGACTCCGCGAGCAGACTGTCTGAAGTCAGTAAGTGCACGGGATGCCGACGAAAGGGATTGGATGAGGCTGGGCAGGGCTTTGACCGTGCCCTCTACGCCCTTGCCCAGGTCCGCGTCGCCGACAGCGGCAACGCGCTCACGGAAGTCGTCCAGGCGGCTGCCCTGCTCTCCGAAGGCCTCTACCCGCCGACGCGCAGCCTCTGCGGCCTGGGCAGTCCTATCGAAGGCGTTAGAGATATCGTCGAGCCCGGCAACGGTAGACTTACTCTTGATTAGAGAAGGACCGAAGGCAGCGAGTAGTCCGATGACGGCGCCCACGGGGCCTGCCAGGACGCCCATGGCCGCCCCCACGCCGCGAAGGCCCACGGCGAGCGCAGGGAGTACACCCTTTGCCACTTTCGTGGCGGTACCGCTGAACGAGCCCATAGCCACAGTAGACGATCGCGTTCGGAGCAAGAACGCCGAGTACGCGTCCTTCGCCTTACCAAAGGAAGCGCGAGACCCTAGAATGACGTTCTGTAGCACAGTCGCGCCTTTGGCCGCCTTGCTGAGCTGAAGAGTCAGCGACCCCAGGCTTGACGCTAGCCCAGCCACCAGGCCTCCGACGACCAGGCCCTTGATGGCGTCGATCGCCAGCCGGATGCCCTCAGCGAACTTAGTGGCGGCGGCGATGTTGGACTGAAGGATGGCGGGAGACCCGGCCAGCACGCGGAGGCCCTCAGAGAAGTTGTCGACAAAATCCCGCAGGGACTTGCCGATGCCGTCCTGGCCCATCTCGAGCGCAAGCTCCACCGCCGCAGACTTGAGGCGAAGGATGGCGCCCAGCAGCGTGTCATCGACGAAGTCCGCCACCTTCTTGGCGGAACCCAGGTCACTGTCCAGTCCATTCAGGAGGTCGACGAAGTCCTCGACGTTCTTCGACAGCGCCAGCGCCCCGGAGACGTTCCGTCGGTTGAAGATCTTGGCCAGCGACTCCGAGGCGTCGGGAGCCGCGGCGGTCGCCTCGCGGAGGTTGATGAGCACGTCCTTGATGCCCAACGAGGCCACGTCGAACTGCTCGCGGGCCCCACCGAGACGGGCGCCTAGCTTGTCCAGCTCCTCGCCGGCCTCCCGGCTCGGGCTGAGCAGCGACACCAGGATGCCCCGGAAGTTGGTACCAGCAAGCGATCCCTGGATACCTGCGTTGCCGAGCGCACCGATGGCGGCCGTGGCCTCGTTGACCGTAACGCCCAGGCTGGCCGCGAACGGGCCGGCGTAGTTCAACGCCTGCGCCATCTGCTCAACGCTGGTGTTAGCGTTGTTAGCAGTGAACACCAGCGCGTCGCCGACGTCGGTAAGCTGGCTGGTGTTGAGGCTGAACTGCTGGAGGACGTTCGACGCGATGTCCGCAGCGCGGCCAAGCTCGATGTAGCCTGCCGCGGCGATGTCCAGGGTAGCGGGGGTCGCCGCGAGGACCTCGTTGGCATCGAAGCCCGCTCGCGCCAGGAAGAACTGGGCCTCGGCCGCCTGCACCGCGGTGAAACGCGTGCTGGCGCCTAGCTCGCGGGCCTGGACGGCGAGCTGCTGCTGCTGCTGGGCGGCCACATCGAAGGCCGTTCCCATGCGGATCGTCACAGCGGCGGTCTTAGCGGCCTGGAACTCGAAGTCCGCCAGAGCCTTCACGAAGCCCTTGAGGCCGGTCGCCAGGGCGAATCCGCCACTGACCAGGCCCAGGCCCGTGGCGAACTGGCGGACGAAGCCGTTGGCCCTGAGGGACGAGAAGCCGACCTCGCGGATGGAGCCAGCGGCACGCTTGCCCGCCGGGGTGGTGGAGTTGAGCGCCTTCTCCAGGTTCTTCATAGAGCCCGCGCTCTGCTTGACCTGCTCCTGTAGCTTCTCGAATCGGGTGGCTGCCTGTCCAGCCAGACGGGCGTTGCTGGCCAGGCCCTTCCTCGAGCCCTCGGTGGACGTGGCCAGCTCCTCGAACTTACCGTTGATGCTGCCCAGCCGCCGCGCGATGCCCTTGGTGTTGGTCTTCAGGGCGGCGGCCATCTTGGCCGCACCCTTCAGTCCGGGAACCGCCTTCCTGGCGGCTTCACCGAAGCGCTCGATGCGGCCGACTACCGTATCCAGCGCGGTGCCCTGCTCATCGCTGCTCAGTTTACGAACAGCCTCGGCGACCTTCTCAAAGTCAGTGCCGACGTCGCCCACGGACTTCTTCAGGTTGCCGATCGAGATCGCCTGGCTGTCGAGCGACTTGCCGAAGTTTGTCAGGTCCGTGATGGCCTGCTCGACGGGCTTACTGATAGCACTGAAAGCCGCGCCGCCGGTCTTGGCGGTGGTGCCGAGCTTCGCTTGCTTCAGATTCTTAGCCTGCTTGACAACCCGGCCGGCGGCCTTGTCAAGCGCTGCGAGGTTCTCCGCCGCCTTGAGTGCGGGCGTAGAATCCACTTGGATCTGTAATTTGGCCACATCTGTCATCAGAATCTCTCCACTTTCAAGACGCCCAGCTTACGCGAGCGCGGGTTCTGAGGGCAGCGGGCCCCGGACGCGAAGTTATCCACCGACTGGCGATGGCACCCGATGGCCTCGGCAGCCACCCGGGAGTTCTTGTACTCCTCGACCCGGCCGTCCACGTACGTGACGCGGATGGCATACTTGGTCAGGGAGTCGGAGACCTTGGCTCCGATGGCCTTGCGGAGGGGCGCCATGGCCTCGATCACAGCGGCCCTGTGAGCCGCGCTCTTGGACTTTCCCTTCGACGCGGCCGACATCCGCTGCCGCGTCTCCGCGGACATCCTGCGGCCAACCAGGGGCCCCTCAGCGCCTCTCAGGTTACAGCAGTGGTCGGTGCCGATCCACATCTTCAGGAAGCGGTCCTCCCAGCGGGGGCAATCCTCCTTGGGGCACTCCAGGACCACCTCGAAGCTGAACTGGCCGTACTTGTTGTAGGCCGCCTGGAGGATGGGGTTGCGGTGGATGCCGCGCTCCAGGGCCCGGCGGTGCTGGGACCGCCGCTTATAAAGGCACGTCGCTCGCCCATAGTAGAACCACGGGCCCACCTCGATGAGGTAGATCCCTGTGGTGTCCTGGAGTTTCGCGACGTCGGTCATTAGCTTCTTCTCTCAGCGCGTTGCTGAGCCTTTCGGCGTTCTTCTATGATCAGCCCGCGCTCGTAGTCGTCGAGGGCTGTTATGATCGAAACTTCCCAGGCGTCTAGGGGAGTCCTGGTTAGTTGTGAGAACGATTGGATCTCCTGGAAGCGGATGGCCTCCGGAATACCCTCGTTGTAGCCGCGCCGGTTAGCCAGTGTCCTGTAGATTCCCCACAGGTACCGGTAGCTCGGTTCGATGTGAATAGACCCCAGGTGCTCGTTGACGTACTCGTCGGGATCGAGCCCCTTGGCTTTCGCCAGGAGTCGTAGTTGTTCTTCAGTCGGCCCTGAGTTGCCGGCGGAGTTCCTGTTGTGCAGGGACTCCGCCAGCTCGATCAGAGCCTTCAGGACTCCCCCTTGGAGTCCTCCAGGAAGTTGGCCCGGTTGGCGATGAACTTGCTGACCTGCTCGCGGATGAAGCGAACCTTGGTCAGAAGCGTGCCGGCGTTGCTGCGGGAGAAGGGAAGCTCCTCGCCGTCGACGATGATGTTCTCCCAGCCGACGATGCAGCGCACCAGGACCGCGGTGGCGCGGCGGGTGGTGCCGGCCGGGTCTGCGATACCGTCCGTCTGGGCGGCGGCGCGGGCGGCGGAGCGCTGGGCGTCGTGCATCGCGGTCTCGTACTCGTCAGAGTCGGCCGAGAGCAGGGTGATGGTGATGGGCTGATCGTCGTCGGTCAGCAGCGGCTCCCCGGAGACGGGGTGGCGCACTTCCATGACGGCGGTGACTTCAGCGGTATCGAGCTTGGAAAGGTCCATGTTAGTAAGGGAGGTAGGGGGTAGGAGGGAGGAGTACCCCGGTCCGGAACAGCCCGGACCGGGGTGTAGTTATCAGGCGCGGCCGATGACGCAGGAGGTTTCCTCGCCACCGAACGTCGCCTGGAGCGACCGGAAGTTGAGCGTAAGCACCACCGGGCCGTTGGCCGGCACCTCGAACGAGGGCTGGTTGTAACGGACGTCAGGGAAGTAGAAGAACATCGAGTCCTCGCCTGCGGCACCTCCGCCAGCGAGCGTGACGCCAATCTCGGAGGTCACCTCATCCTGGAACTTGTTGTACTCATCCGCGTTCTCGAACAGCAGCGTCATCGTTCCCGTGACGTTAGCCACGCCCTCGTACACCGTGTTGGCGAACGGGGAGCAGAGCATAGGGATGGTCTCACGGTTGTTGTTGATCGTGAAGTCGAACCCAGTGCAGATGCCGCTTCCGATGTTGTTGATGTGCAGGCAGGACGCGAACGGCGAGTACGCGGTAGTGCCCTGGGTCAGACCAGCGTTGGCCAGCACGGTGTTACGGAACTCACCGTTCTTGCCGTAGTTGAAGTTACCCTGCGCGTCGCCTTCGCCCTTCATGGTCGTCGCTGCCAGGCCGAGGATGTCCGCGGTACCGGTCACGAGGTTTCCAGGCTGAATAGAGAACGACAGGTTGTTCACGGTGCACCCGCCGAACGCCTGCGCCACCTCGATCTCCGGGTAGTCCTTGACGATCGTGGCGTACTTCATCGTGGACTTCTTGACGAACGACGCATCAAAGGTGAACACCCCAACCTTGTTGTCGGTGCCCCCGGAGATCGCGGCTTCCGGCCGCTCGCCACCGAGAGTGTGAATCTCGGTGATAGCGGAGACGCTCGTCTGCTTACCCAGGAAGGAGTACAGCGCGACCGAGCTGGAGTCGGTGAGGACGACCCGGACATACGTCCCGTTGTTGCCAGCGACCAGGTTGGTCAGACCAGTCATGCCGCTTCCCGGGGTGTACACCGCCGAGCCGTTCCACGCATCCGTGGCCACGGGAACGTCGTCGCCCATGGAGGAGAAGCGGTCAGCCGTGGCCAGCTCGATCAGCGTGTCCTGCGACAGGTGGGAAAGCTCGAAGCCGAGCTGCCCGGTCACCTGCTGGAAGCCGGACCGCACGGACGTCTCCTGGCGCTCAGCGGAGACCTCGCCAGAGGTCAGCTCGCCAACCTCCAGGGAGGGGCCGTTGCGGTCCGTGAGGCGCATCGTGAAGAAGTCAGAGGCAGCCGCGTAGCTGCTACCGGCGTCCGGGGTGAACGACGCGACGTCGGCCCCGGGGTCAGCGGACACCCACTCGGTGACCTCGACCTCCAGGTCGTTAGACGCGGCTGACGCGGTGGTGATCCCGAAGAACTCGTAGGTGGTCCCGCCGTCGACGAGCACGTAGTGGCCCAGGACGCCGATATCTCGGAGGCCCCTGCCGAAGCCGTCAGCGTCGGAAGCAAGGTCCCACGTGCTGCCGGAGTCGGTGTATAGCGCACCAGCCGCGAAGTTGTCCGACGAGGAGCCGTAGCCCAGCCGGTTGATAGTCGAGGAGTCTGCCGACGGGTCCGTGATGACCACGGTCGTCGTCGCTCCAGATTGGCTAACCATAGTTCAGGTGCTCCTTATATCAGGCGATCTTGTGGAAGATGGCGGAGGTCTGGGTGCCGGTGGCGGCGCCGTACTTGACCTCGGTCTGGAGCGCGCGGAAGTTCAGCGTCAGCACCACGGGGCCGTTGGCGGGCACCTCGAAGCTGGGCTGGTTGTAGCGCACGCGGGGGAAGTGGACGATCATCACGTTGGGGGAGAGCCCATCGACGGTGTCCTTGAGAGCGACGGTGAGGGTCGTCTCCTCCTCATCCTGGAACTTGTTGTACTCCACCGCGTCCTCGAAGAGGAGGGTGACGGTGCCGGTGACGTTCGCCACGCCCTCGTAGACGCTGTCAGCGTCAGGCGAGCAGAGCAGCGGGACGGTCTCCCGGTTGTTGTTGATCGCGAAGTCAAGACCCGACACGACGCCAACCGGCTTGTCCCCGATGCCGACGCACGAGGCGAAGGGGGAGTAGGCGGTGGTCGTGGGGGCGGCGTTCGTGGTCACGCCAGCCGTGCCGGCAGCCTGCATGTTCCCGGCTCTGAGGCCGAGCAGGTCGGCGCTTCCCGTGACGAGGCTTCCGGGCTGGATCGAGAGCGACAGGTTGTTGACGGTAACGCCGCTGAAGACCTGCTCAAGGCTCACGTCGGGGTAGGACTTGTGAATCTCGCTGTAGAGCATGGGCGACTTCTTGACCCGGCTCTCCTGAGCAGCGACCTCGCTGAAGGTGCCGGACGCGAGCGCCACGCTGTTCATCTTGACCATGACGTGCACCTTGGTGGTGGAAGCGTCGACCCGGCCGACGAAGCGCTGGTCACCGACACCGGAGCCAGTCTCGAAGATGGCGACCCGCTTGTCGTCGTTGTCGAGGGCGTTGGCCGTGTAGGTGAAATGCTCCGCGACGCCGCCGGCAGCAGGCACGTAGGTCAGCGACTGACTGGAGATGGGGTTCGCGACGCCAGCGAACGGCTCGGAGGTGGCCAGCTCGATAAGGTCGTCCTGGGACTCGGGCGACAGCTCGAAGCCAAGCTGGCCCGTGACCTGACGGAAGCCCGACCGCACGGACGTCTCCTGGCGCTCAGCGGAGACCTCGCCAGAGGTCAGCTCGCCAACCTCCAGGGACGGACCGTTACGGTCGGTGAGGCGCTGGGAGGTGTAAGCACCGACGGGATCGCCGGAGATCGCGGGGGCAGAGAGGTTGACGACGACGGTCGCGCCGGATTGAGTAGCCATAGCTAGTATTCTAAGGTTGAGAACGACCGCCAGCTAATGGCGGCTGGGACGTAGTAGAGATCGGACTCGTCACCACTACGACGGCCCGTGCCTGTGGTTTCCGAGCGAACGACCTGCACCCGAACCCCGTCGGAGTCCTCGAAGGTGATGCCGTTCTCGAACTTCTCGATTATAGCATGAGCAAGGTCAAAAGCCTTGTTAACCAAATCGGGTCTGCTCGCGGGGGCCACCACCTGGTACTGCACCACGCCCAGCGCCTGGGAGGTGCCGTAGGCCACGCTCCGCTGATCCGCGGAAACCATGGTCTCGATGATGGCGATATCGTCAGACGGCAGCCCTCCGGGGAGGGTCAGGCCGTCGTACTGGATAGCGTCGGGAAGGTCCGCCGTAGTGAGGAACCTGCGGCGAACAGCCAGCAGAACCTTTCTCACGTTCACCATAGCCATCAGCGCTTGCTCCTGGCCCGCTGTGCGGCCGCGGCGACGAACCCGGGGAAGAGCAGGCGGATCTGCTCCACGATCAGCTTAGGGGCGCGGCCCGTCTCCGGGTCTCCGGAGTTGACCTTATCGGCGTACTCCACGGAGTTGGAGAGGATGTGAAAGTTGCCGGCGAGCTGTGAGTTCGCCTGGTCCTGTAGGTCCGAGAACTCCTTGGACGAGACAGGCACGTCGCGGTATCCGGAGTCCACCATGCCCTTGCTGGCGCGGAGTAGCTTGCTGGCCTCCCTCTTGGAACGGGCCCCGGCAGAGGTAGTGGTGTCTGTGCGGTTCTGCGCGATGCGCCACGAGGCCCGGAACTTTCCCGTGTAGAACGGCGACAGCGCCTGGGCAGCAAAGCCCATCTCCGCCATAGCCCCCTGAACCGTGGTGTCCAGCGCGACGAGCGTCTTGATGGCGAACTTCTCTACCGCCTTGTCCAGGTTAGTACGAAGCCCAGCCATCAGGGGGTACGCACCTGAAGCTCGTATGCCACGACGGCATCGCCGGAGTTGATCGGGCTGACGGCCACCACGGTCCCAACCATCTCGCCGCGCACGACCTCGTCCCCGATCCGAGGCACCACTAGGGCGCCAAAGCTCGCGGCGGTTGTGATGCGGCGGTCTCCTGACTGGATAGAGTCACCGTTGATGAGCTGAAGGCTGAAGCCCTCGGGAGGACTGGTGAGCACGCTGGCGGTCACGGTGGTGACGCTCGTCGTGTCGTTGACGGGGTCATAGCCGGACTCGCTCCTCGTGAACACCGCGGGGGTGTCCGAGAAAGCGCCCAGAAGGGCGGGCACCAGCTGCCCAAACGCTCCGTCCAGGGCTCCCATCAGCTACGCTTGACCTTCGCGCTGTAGGTGCCCTTGCCCATAGAGGCGGCGGGCGACGGGGTTCCGATGGGAGCGAGAATGGCGTTGATGTTGTCCGGGATCAGGTCCGGAGTCTCGGACGGGTCGACCTTGACCGAGATCGAGCCGACTTTCGCCTCGCGGAAGCCCAGCCCAAGCAGGCCGGGCTCCGCGGAGCGGTCCTTGGTCAGAAGCTCGAGGGCAAGCTCGGCGGTGGCCCATTCTACGCGGTAGGGGATGATCGTGTACTCGATCTCCCGCTCGTCCACGTCGAACGCGTTCCATCGCGGCCAGGAAAGCGCCTGACCGTCGATGCCGACCCTGGAGCGCTGGCCCTCGAACTCGTAGTAGGTGTCGATGAGCTTGGTCGCCCACCGCAGTGCTGCCTCCTGGTCCGAGACCCCGCCCGCCGCCGAGGTCCACGCGTCCACGTAGAGCCGGGATGACGTGAGGATCTCGGTCGCACGGGCAACCGTAAGATAGCTGTTGCTGTACTTACCTGCGATGGTCGTATCAAGCGCCATAGATCAGACCTCTTCCTTCTTGGCGGGAGCCTTCTTGGCGGGAGCCTTCTTAGCCGCTGCCTTCTTTTCGGCCTCGGCCTCGGCAGCCTTCTCGGCCTCGTAGGCCTCAAGCAGCTCGCGCTCCTTCTCGAGCAGGGAATCCTTGCTGGAGGCCGCCTCGGTGTGGCCCAGGATGATGAGAATCCCCTTGATCAGGTTACGCTTATCCATGGCGTTGCCGCCGGGAACGTAGCGCGCAATATCAAGGCCGAGCAGGCCCTCG